CAAAAAAACAAAAAGAGAAGTGATTTAATGCAGGTTTTATTACGTGAAGCAAGATCAAGATCAAGATCAAGGTCAGGGTCATGGTCATGGTCAAATTCAGGTTCAGGGGCAAGGTCAGGGGCAAGGTCAGGATCAATATCAAGATCAAGGACAGGGTCATGGTCAGGGTCAAGGTCAGGGTCAAGGTCAAGGTCAGGGTCATGGTCAAATTCAGGTTCAAGGGCAAGGTCAAGGTCATGAACGAACTGGAGAAAATGAAATGAACCTCGCCTTTAAGCACGAATTCATCATGCCAGATTCAACCATTCATAAAACGCTAAACAGATCAGTAACAATGGACAATGCGCCTAGGGGAAAACGCACCGCCCTTTGTGGTGAGATAATAGATGCCACTAATACAAATCTCCATTGGCGATCCGTTACTTGCAAAGACTGTAGAAAAGCTAGCGTGAGAAAGAAAGAGTTAGTTCAGAAGTGAAACGAGAGGGTGATATGCAATACCGTTATGACAGACCAGATTTTAATTTCAATGTGAACGATAAGCGAGATAGACAAACAAAGTCTCTAGTTAAAGTTAAAGTTAAAGAAGTCGAATGCTTTGAATTAAAAATGGAGTTCGTGCTAAATCAAGTTGTAAACGATCTCTATCGGCTGGCTCATGAAAAGGAGTCACTCAGTATTGAGTTAATAGAAAAATCAGTGATTGAGAATTTATATACAAAGTTTAATAAAACACATATCGCTGAGATAACTGATTTATCAGTCAAAACTATTAGGAATAAATTAAATGGATATGAAAGTCTACGAGATAACTAAAAGGATTTGCTATAAGCAATTAATAAAAGCGTACCACGATAGGCACTTGGAAGATTGTATCCAAGACTGCGTGATGCAATATTTAGAAGGACGAAGAAATATTGTATGGAACGTGATCGAGTACTGTAGAAAAAATGGACTATCACAAAAAAGAGGAAAACTAGCAGCAAAAACAATTGAGTACTCACTAAGCATTGATGCTCCTGGAACACACGAAGATAGCGTGAACAGTGAATATTTATTGGATCAAGAAAGTATTTCGAGGTCAAAATCAGAAGATGAAATTAATCATAGTTCTGACACCATTAAGGGAGCACTAGAAGAATTCTTATCTCCTTTATATTTAAACATGGAGACATTAAAATGGGCGATCAACAGCTACAAGGTAAAAACGAACTAAAAGTTTCATTTAATGATAGAAGGTCTGATATAGAATTTATCCAGACTAAATTTGATATTAAAAGCACTGTCGATCACCTACATGAAATGATGAAAGAAGTGACGAAAGAAGAATTTTCAGCAAAGAATGTAAATGCTGCCTGTCATTGTATTCACCAGCTAAATGAAACTATCAATACAACAATAAAAGCAGCGAGCTTTCTGCGTGAAAAATAAAAAAAAGAGTCGGTGCGATATTTATCATGACGAGATAAAGAGACTTATATCAATGGGTATGACTTATCCAGAAATAGCGCAAGAGTTAAGCCTTTCGAGAAGTGCGATTGCTTTATACAGTTTCCGATACCTAGGAGGTAATCCAAATTATCTTAAGTCTAAAACAAAGCATAAGCATCTACATAAAAAGATTTTAGAGCTCAGACTTAAGAAATCAGACGATGAGATTAGAGAGCTGTTAAATCTTACAAAGTCAGAAATGAAATCATGCATGAGTTGTGCTTATAGGGATCCGAAGCTTGCACATTTGCGAAAAGAAACAAGAAGGCGTGACGCCTGGTCTACCAGAGAGTATAGTTTCTTGCTGCGTTATTCTGGAATAATCTCACAAGCTGAAATAAATGAACATTTAAAAAGAGGTAACTCAAGAATTGTTAATAAAAGAAAAATAGAAATTACTTGGACTTTGCTCAAAAAATGTAAACGGTATGACTTATTCGCAGTTTCATAAACTCTTTAAGAAGAGTCCAATTTACTGTTTGGAAACCTCTGCCGGCAGTCCTGCATCAAAATTTACCGACAATACAAATTGGAAAATAGTTCCATGGTGTCACATCGAAGAAATGTTGGATCAGAAATATATCTCACACAGTGAAGCTATTGAGAAATACATCAAAACAATGTCCATGTTTCAACGTTGGCTCCATGGCCCTAACTATTGGAGATCCTTAACTTCAGCCCCTAAGTTTAAGGAGCAACACTGAGCACCAACACAAATCATACATTCAGCGTTAGGATGAACCCTTTAGTAATGGCAAAAGTGAAATCCCACATTCAGGATTCTTCTTTTAATTCATAACCAATCACGCCATGCTTAAGTATGGAAAAAATTGCAAAGAAAAAACCTAAAAAAAGAAAACGATCACCATTACGAATAGCTAAAGATAAGGCTTGGAGAATTTTTTCTATTTACATTAGAAGGCGAGATTCTGATGAGTATGGTCTGGCCACATGTGTGACATGCAAAAGAGTTAAGCCTTGGAAAGAATTGCAAGCTGGCCATTTTATAGCTGGCAGAAGCAATGCGGTGTTATTCGAAGAGAAGGGAGTACATTCTCAGTGCAGGCAGTGCAATTATAACGAAGGTAATGGGCCGGAGTATTTCTTATTTATGGAAAAGACTTATGGTCGCGAAGAGATAGAGCGTCAAATGAGACTGAAGGGAACAATACTAAAGCGCACAGAAGAGGATTACTTAGACCTTATGGCGAAGTATCAAGCGCTAATAGATGAAATGGAGGAGTATGACCAAGCTTCTTAAAAAATCCGCAGAGGATAATCTTAGCGCGCACCTAAGTCATAATGAGTTCAGGTGCAAATGTAGTCGCACAGAGTGCCACTTCACTTTAGTGGATGAGCATCTTATCAATTGCTTCGAGAAATTAAGAGCAAGATGGGAAAAGCCTATTCTTGTTAACTCAGGCTTTAGGTGTCAGGCGCACAATAAGGCAACCAATGGATCAGTGCCGAACAGTCGCCACACCACAGGCGAAGCAATTGATCTAAGAAAGCCCAGCGATCCAGAGCAAGCGAAACTATTCCAACAATTATGCAAAGATATCTTCCCGCACATCATTCCGTACAAGGGTTTCGTGCATTGTGATCTGGGGGATAACAACTAAAAAATTTTATTTTTAAAACTATTAAGCAAGGATGATGATGAATAGAAGCGAATTTAAAAAGAAAGTGACTGCTGAAAATGGACTAGGCAAGAGAATTACACTACTTAGAAAAATAACAGGAGTTACACCTGTTCAAATTGAAAAAGCATCAGGCATTCCAGAGCGAAATATTAGAGCAATGGAAGACGGTGGCAGAACAACTATTTATGAAGACCTATATACTTTAGTGGCGTATTTCGATAAAAAACTCGAAGGTAGACCTGTCAGGTATAACGGATCTATTATTGAGAAAGTGACTATCGATTGGCTATTGCTTGGGAGCGACCAAAAACTTACTATGCATAAACTAGAAATCGAAGCAGTGAAAGAAGATTATGATAGGCGAGAGCTGGAACTTATTGAAAGAAATTTTATCTTAGATCTATTGGTAATAGAAAAAGAGCGCGAGATTAAAAGAATAAGCGAGTCGGAAACCACTTAATAGCTTGCGGCCATAAAAAACGATTATAATATATGCATTCATCATTCGTACTCCGTAGGGGTTTGGTCATATATTTTCCGAGCCCCTACCTTGTCAAACGAAAACACAAAACACACTTAATTCTGAATTATATAAATTAGGCCATTAGTATTATTTCATGGCAAAACTAGAGAACCCAAAACAAGAACAATTTTGCAAACTAATGGTTAAAACAGGGAACCAGACCCTTTCTTACAGAGAGGCTTACAGTAACCCAAAAAGTGCAGAGGGCAACGCCTCAAGACTGATGGGGAATGAAAAGGTTAAGCAAAGAATAAAAGAATTACAGACTAGAGCATCTGATAGAGTCGATATAACGATAGATAACCTACTTATGTTTGCTGATGAAGTTAGAACTAAGGCGATGATTGGCGATAAGCCAGACTTTGCTAATGCATTGAAGGCTAACGACCAGATGGCACGCATAATCGGTGCGTACAACGACAATCTAAACATTACAAATAAACCTAAAACATTAGAGCAGACAGTGCGTGAAGCATGGGAGAGAGAAAATGACTCAAGCAAAGAAGACAGCAACGAAAGTTAATACAGAGGGCACGACCAAGAAAGATAATAGTTTAGACCTCGAAAGGGAACTATCTAACCTACAAGATGAACACAAGAGAATGGGTACACTTGCTGTAAGAATAAAAGGTGTTAAGACTAAAGAAGGTAAGGCAGATGTTAGAAAGTCTTATCTGTTTGATTTAAATGCTGTCAAAAAGAAAATAGCCGTATTCAAAAAGCATCTAGATGAGAATCCAAATGATAAGATACTTAAAAAGCTTCTTGTTTGGGAAAGGCAACGAAACCTTATTGGTGTAGCAGATGAATATAAATTAAATACTATAGAAGAAAATGAATTAGAAAAAGAATGTGAATGCTATAATGCACCACCATCAGGCTTTTTTGCTGATCTTGGAGGCAGATACAAGTTTCGCTCTGTCTATGATGAAGCAAGAAGCATGGACGTATTTTACACATATATTAAAAGAATTATTGAGCCAGAAGAACAAATCGATAAAGAATTAGCTTGGAAGATGCAAAACGGTTTTATGCCGGAACGCAAAGACTACGCACCACCTAAAGAACAAATGCGCAGAGTTGTTCTATCTGAAACACAATGGAATAGATATTTCAGAGAAGTTTAATGAACATTCTAGAGCTACTGAATGACTATTATTTTTATGCTCGGAACTTTCAAAAGATAAAGACTAAGCTCCATGGTTTGAAGCCTTTAGAATTAAGGGTCTACCAAGAGAGCTTTATTAATTTCATAGACAAAATAGATGGCCCTAAAAGAATAATAGTCCTAAAGCCTAGACAGGCAGGGTTCTCTACAATCGCAGCGTCATATTTCACACATAAGATATGCACCATTCCAAATTATAGACACATAGCTCTTGCTGACAAAAAAGGTAGAACGCTCGAAATATCAGGGATGTATCGAACCTTTATAGAAGAACTAGACGACGGTATTAGGCCACTTATTGCCTTAAATAATACCGAGCAAATCCTTCTAGATAATCCTAGTGAAAAATCAAATGACGACGGCATGGGGTCTAGTGTAAGGTTTGAGACAGGGCAAGATCCAAATGCTGGTAGGTCTGGGACGAGACAGGGGGCTCATATTTCGGAAGCCGCCTTCATTAGGTATATGAAACAAATTGATGACGGTATCCAAAACTCCATTCCTTTAGATGACTCAACTACCATAATTAAAGAAAGTACAGCGAACGGAAAAGCCGGAGTAGGTAAGTCGTTCTATGATTTATGGCAAGCTGCTAAACGAGGCGAATCTATCTATAAGCACTTCTTTGTAGCTTGGCACGAGATAGATGACTACCAATTAGTACCACCAAGAGGTTTCACGGTCACACCGCAAGAACAGGACATACTTAGGCAGCACCCAAGCGTTACAGAGGCTAATCTAGCTTGGAGAAGATTAAAGCTACTCGAATACTTAAACGATGACGAACTTAGTATCGCAAGTCCAGAAGAGAGATTTAAGCAAGATTTTCCACTTAACGACGAGGAGGCATTTCTCAATACAGGTGCTCCAGTGTTTGAGCCTGAAATGGTTAACAGTCTTAATAAAAGATTAAATGATTCACCTGTGCCTGAAATTAAAGACAGGTTAAATTTAAATAGCTTTCTTCTTAAAAACCACTGGCGAGGTCTTAAAATATACTCACCACCTAGACCTAATAAGTCTTACTTTATCGGAGCTGATATTTCTGAGGGTCTAGCTATTGGGGACGCATCAAGCGCCTATATTATGGACGAGTCATACAATCAGGTAGCAAGGTGGCACGGTAAGATTGATCCCGATGTATTCGGACACTTGCTGATATGCCTAGGTGAGCTTTTTAATAACGCTCTAATCGTTCCAGAGAAAAACAACATGGGATTAACCACAGTTTTAGTAATAAGAAACGAGGGCTATCCTAAACTCTATAGAGAGATGATTGAAGATAAGGCAACTAAAGAATTTAAGGAGCGCCTAGGTTGGGTTACGACAAAGAAATCTAAGATGATTATGCTTAATGAATTTATTACAAAATTAAGAGATGGCGACACAAATATTAGAGATATAAGATTAGTAGAAGAAATGAGCCTAGTATCAAGAGAGGAGAACGGTACAGTTAATCTAAATGGTAGAGATAGGGTCGTGGCAGCGTGTTTAGCGCACATGGGACGTAAGCAGTCGTTTATAGATAATAAAACTAGTGCCCCAAGGGTAAGTAAAGAGTTTCGGGATACTGACCTTTACAAATCTTTAAAGCCTAAGATAAAAAAGAATACAGATATGTTTGGCTAGGGGGTTATGTGATTATAATAGGATTATTTGCCTTATGGGTCGTTTGCCTGGTTTTCATAGCAGGTATATTAAAAAGACTTGATCTGCAAGACTCAAAGATAAACGAGATTTATACTTTAGTAATGGACAGTGAAGAAAGATTTAGCTCTGAATCCAATATTAAAGAATCACTTATACAGATAATCAAAAAGTCTCCACTCAATACGAAGAAAAATGTATTTATTCCAAGCAAAGATGTTGATTATGTGATGAGTGGCAAGCTTACTGATGTTTTTGACGGTAAAGACGATGACATGTTTAGCTAAGCTCACCAGATTGCAGACCTTTAACTAACTGCCCATCAAGACTAACACCATCTTCTGTATATAACTCTCTGAGAACGTCGTCAGTCCAGTACCCTGAGAAGTCTTCACTTTCTGGCTCGACGTTTATTTCATCGTACCCGATCTCTACTAATCCCATATCTTTTAGGGCCTGTTTATAAGCACCGTATGTGTCACACACTTTTTTAATGTTTCTTTGGTAGCCAGGCTTAAATCCGTCTTTCACTGCCTTATTTGATTTGATAACACCCATTCTAGCAAAGCCACAATCGAAACATGCCCACCCAGATTTGTATTGTTGCTCCTCAAACTCTTCTACTGGAAAGTATTTATGAAACTCTGAGTTGCATCTAGTGTTGCGACATTTAAATCTGTAAGCTGGCATATTAATTCCTCAGTGTAATTGCACGTATTCATAGATTATTTCTTTACATTAACTAATCTAATTATGTGCAAAATAATAAATCAGATACAAAAAATTCTATCGAATTAAGAGACAAGGTCAAGAAAGACGTTTGTTCTTACTTTGATTCTGTTAAAAAACTCTTTAAAGATGAAGAGGAACTTTACTTCGGACAGGCTTGGAAGAATTCCAACGATTACCGCCCATACGAAAATAATGTTTTTGATATCATCGAAACGGCAGTGCCAATTCTTACAGATAATTTACCAGCTCCGACAGTTGAGGTTTTCGATAAAGAAAAAGAGGAAGCTGCCAACGTTTTAAAGGGTGCATTAGCGTGGGTTAATGAAGACCAAAACCTGCCTTTAAAATTACCTGATGTTGTCAGGGGTGCATTGGTTACAGGCACTGGTTACATTCATACTTATTATGACTACGAAGCAAACAATGGGGATGGTGGTAATATTTATGAAAACTTGCACTATACTCAGGTCAAGCTTTCTAGTCGGACAGGCAACATTGAAGACTGTGATAAGGCGAGAATTGAGCTATATCGCTCTAGAGATTGGCTTAAGCTCACCTATCCTAACCATAAAGAGGCGATCGAGAAGACCACGGCACCGCAAAGTAAAAGTGATGACGATGATCGAGGTCTTGAGGGTATTGACTCCGGAACAGGTTACGCAAAAAGAACGACACCAAAAAAATATCAAGACGACGATACTTTAGAATTAATTTTAACCTACATTAAAGATTTTACCTTAGAGGCAATCCCTGAAGGTGAGAGTGTATCTGAAATAGAAAGCGAAGCCGAATATATTCTTGGTGGCGAGCTTCCAGATATAACCAGATGGCAAGATCATCCAGCACACATCGAAAGCCACGAGCAGGGCGTAGCGATGATTAAGGAGCGCCTAGGTGTTCCACAAGAGTCAACATTTGATGAAGCTTATGAAATAGTTCAACAACTAGTAGAACAGAATCCAGAAGCTGCCGAAGACTTCGAGCAAATGGTTACTCGCCTAAAGGTTATGCTTGATCATATTGAAGATCATCGAACCTACGAAAAGCTAAATCCAGAAGGTAAAAGACTTAAATATAAAGGCGGTTATCGAGTCATAGTAACTGTGAATAATACGGTTTTATATGATGGCCCTAATAAAAATGAGCATGGTGAAATCCCTATTGTTCCTTTTTATTGTTATAGAAACGGCACCATTTACGGATACGGCATGATTAGAAATATAGCCGATTCGCAAAGAATGAAAACCGTAATGGGCTACAAAGAATACAAGGGTCTACAGCTAATATCTAATCCTCAAAAGGAATATAACAAAGACGCAGGAATAACTAGCGACGATATCACTAATGAAGATGGAGCCGCTTACGGTGTTCCAGGTGGTCAAGGTTGGGCAGTCAGAAATATCCAACCAGGTCAAATATCAGAACAAGGTGTTAGATTTCAAAGAGATCGAGTAGATACTATGTCTCAGATTTCTGGAATGAGCGACCCTATTCGTGGCGAAATGCCAGATCATCGTATGTCAGAGGTGACTGTCACTAAGATACAAAATCAGGCATTAGGTCGGATTAGGTTAAAAGATCGTCAAATTCAACTATATAGCCTTGTTAGACTTGCAAAATTAACAGCATCAGACATTATTCAACATTGGACCTCTGAGAAGTTCTTAGAGTTTGCAGACGATGGCTCCGCTATTATTTACAACCCTATGGTCGCTAAAGACTTGGAGTACAACATTAAACCGACTTCTGGAAGTATGTCTGGTGTTGATCGCGACTCATTTAATCTATTTGCGACATCATTACTAAATACCAACCGAATCACATTCTCTCAATATACTGAATTAGTGGACATGCCAAAAGTAGATAAGCTTAAAATGTTCGCTCAAGAAAACAACGAAGTCCAAGCACAAACTCAAGAACTAACTCAGCAACTTCAAGAAGTTCAAATGCAAAACTTGAAGCTACGTGCACAAGTAGCGCCAGAGACTTTAAGTCCTGACGAAATCAAAATGCTTGAACAGATTCAGAGAGAAGAATTACTCGCTCAACAAACGGGAGTCACTAACGACCAACCCGAAGCAATGGAGTAAATATATGAATTTTTTTAACTTTCTAATTAGTGCATTAAGCAACAACCGCGGATCGGTTGACTTGGGTACTGAATCAGAAGCAGGTGAGGCATCGGACAATCTAGCTGACATGGAAGCATTGGCAGGTCTAGAACCCGAAATAGACACCGAGGGGTCGGAAGCTGATAAACCTTTAGAGGAATCGGTAGAAGGTGACGACATTAGGACTCAGCTAGAAAAACTAGAGTCTGGTGAAGAAAATACGCCTAATGAGCTATTGGAAAAACTAAACGCACTCGGAATACTTCACAAAGGTATGCCTGTCGAATTTGACGACGTTGAGAAAGTCCAAGAGATCTTATCTAAGGGGTATGATTACACCCAAAAAACTCAAGAGCTTTCAGAAATGAGAAAAACCGCCGAGGGCGAGATTTCACAAATGAAGGAAACTTTTGAAAAAGAGCGCGAAACATTCGAGGCCGAACGCGTGCAAAATGAAGAGGCCCTTAATCAACACAAAATACTCGACAGAGTCTTTGCGGAAATAGCGCAACAAGACCCGAGCTTAATTGATGAGATTAGACCCTATTACTCTAAGATTGAATCTCAACACCTACAGAACTATGACAACCCTTTAATGAAAAAGATGCAATCGCGTATCGACGAATTAGAAGGGAAATTTGGAGATAGTTCTAAAGGTCAGGAAGACCAGAAGTTAGGTGAGATAAGACAAACTTGGGAAAGCGAACTTAAAGAAGTTCAAAGCTCAATTGGTCCAAAACTTAGAACACTAGGGATTAAACCAAACTGGAAGGAAGTTCAAGAGCTATGGAGTGGGGACGCATCAGGGAAGATGAGCGTAGAAGGTGCCCTATTCGCCAAACATGGTGCCGATATTAAAAAGGCAATGGATAACCAGACAAAATTAAGCAACTCCAAGAAAAGAACACAGCATTTAAGTGATTCACAAGGAAGTGAAAATACGTCTGTTTTTGGAATGGAGTCAGGAAATAGTTACGAGAACGAAGCAATGAGAATCTGGAAAGAGGAACTAAACTAAGAGGTTTAAAATGTTAACGTATACAGAGCTTGACTCAATAACTACAAAACTAATTAAGAAAAAATTAACAGAGGGTGTTTTTAAAAATGACAAACTCTTAATGAGATTTAGAGAAAATCAAGAGCTAGAAGATGGTGGGACTAGTATCACATGTCCACTTTATTCTGTAGATGACACTGGTACTACTGGTGAATTCTATAGCCCTAGAGATTCTCTAAGCTTAGCTGAGTACGATGGTATCACAGCTTCAGAACACCAATGGCGTTACATTTACGAAAGTTGTGTAATTTATAAAGCAGACATTGCTAAAAATGGTGGTGACTCAGGTAAAGTTAAACTTGTTTCATCGAAAGTTAAGCAAGCAGAGCTCGCAATGAAGCAAAGACTTATCAAGGGTATCTTGAGTGATGGTGGTGCGTCTTTAGGTGCTGCCGATACTGATCAGTTTGACGGCCTAGAAGCAATTATTGCCTCAAGTGGTTCTTATGGTGGCATCTCTAGTGTTGATTTAGCAACATGGGTTTCTTATGTAGATGATAACTCAGGTAATAATCGTGCCCTTACTCAAACAATTATGGATAAGGCTTACGATCAAACTGTAGAAGAAGGTCAAGGCGGAGCTACTTTAGGAATTATGGACAAGTCTGTATTTACTAAGTTTAAAGGTCTTTTAACAGGTCAACAACGTGTTACTCGTGAAGGCACTGTTAGTGGTCAAGGTCATAAAGGTCAGATTATCGTTTATAACGGTATTGATCACATGATCTGTAATAACATGCCAGCTAACACACTTTTCTACATTGACGAGGAACATGTAAAGCTTCACGTACACCGTGAAAACAATATGAGAAGACAGTCAATTTCTGATTTAGAAACTGCTGATGCTCTATTACAGAGAATCTTCTTATACGGAAATATTATCGCTTCTGAGAGAAAGTATCACTCAAGAGTTAATGATATTGCAGTTTAGTAAAATGGGGCGAAAGCCCTTTTTTAAGTATTAATTTTAAAACTTTAACAGGATGAATAAAATGAAAACAATCTTTTTACTTTTAACTTTAGCGTTTGGCTTAAATGTCATGGCCTTAGAGTGTAACGTGGGAGCTGCTGTAGATGGTACTGGTGCCTTGAAAGCAGGCTCAGAGTCTAAATGTTTTGACTGGTTTAAGAATTCAAACGGTGCGGTATTAAATGCTGGTCGCCTTGTATGTCTTGATCTTTCTGACGATGACGGTGCTGGAGTTATATACTGTCCAGCAGTAGCGGCAGGTGTTCCGGTTGGTATCGTTGCTCCACTTAATGGTGCTAGTTGTGCAGACGGTGCTCAATGTCGTGTACAAGTTTATGGGCTTAATTCAGCAGTGGCTTTTGATTCTACGAATTCGGTAGCTACAGCAGGTCTATCGGCTTATCTTTCAGAGTCTACAGCAGGATATATTGAAGCAGAAGCTACTGGCACAGTGGCAGCTACGGATCATCCAATTGGTGTATTTTATGATTCACCTACTGCTAGTGGTGATATTGAGCTTTTTATTAAGCTTAGATAGTGAATAAATATTTCAAAATCTTTTGGGGTGTGGCATTAGTGCTGCACCTTTTTGTTTTAAGGTTTACCGAGTTTGCAACTCGGGTTACTGGTGGTCGCATCACTGGGAACATTTATAACTGGATACAAAAAGACGCTAAGCTATTTGAGAAAATGGAATTAATGCGAGCTGGTAAAAATAGCTTCTTTATCTTTGTTTGCTTATTGTCGTTTATTGCTTTTAAGGGAAATAAAAACCTTCCTAAAAAAACCCTAATCCCAATTATTTTATTAATGATACTTACTTACTTTAATACCTATGACTTTCTTTCGCCTGCTGTGTGGGAGCAAAGTTTATTCTTTATGGTGGGACTAGCTTTAATTACTCATTTGTACTCATGTATAGACATGAAAGATGTAGATTTCTACACAAACTGTCTTGGGTTATCATGCTTACTCGGTTCTCTATATGTTTTTTTAGAAGCATGTGGACTAGTTCCTTATGATGTATATAGCTCATTTTACGGTATTAGCAACTCTTACGATGGCTCTATAATAAAAGGGGCATTGAGTAATCCCAATCCTTCAGCGGCTTATATCGCCTTAACAGCACCTTGTTTGATGAAAAGAAAATGGCCAATGATTTTTCCTATCGCTGCTCTTTATTTACTGGGCTCCATGATGGGATATCTATCTTTGGTAGGATTCTTTCTTTATTATTTTTATTCTAAACTTTTCACACCCGGAACAATTCCTTATTTATTGGCCGTCTTAACTTTATTAATATGCTCAGTTGTTTTTTACACTGAATATCATGGTGGCGTGGACTCTGGAAGATTTTATATGTGGGGTGAGGCATTAGTTAAGCTTAATATTAATCCATTATTTGGTGGTGGTCTTGGTTTTGTGTATGACAAATTCCCACCCTTGGCTAATTTGAATGGTGCAGTTTTTAGAAGTATGCACAATGAATTGTTAAGCTTGTATTATTCTCATGGTCTAATTGGCTTTGCCCTAGTCGGGTATTTATTAATTGGACCTATTAAAAAAGGCGGCACCTTCTTTGCCTCTTTGGTATTTGCATATTTCATTAATAGTTTAGGTAACTTTCCATTCCACATAACTCCACTTTTTACTGTATTCGCATTTTACTTTGTGTTTTTATTAAAGGAAAGCGAGGGGAATTATGTCTAGAGTTTGGAATGGTAAAGCATTAGTGGATGAGCTTGCCGTTAGGCTTTGGGATACCTCTACGGCCAATAAAAATAGAATCATTATATGGCTTAACGAGATTCAAGACGATCTTACTAGTGAAATCCCTTTAGATTATTTTAAATTCAGAATCAAAAAATTACTTCCTACGCTTCAAGATGAAATGAATCTAAATCCTGAGACTTCGGTGGCACCAACGGTTTCAGTCTCGTCTGGTGGAAGTTTAACAGAAAATAATATCTATAAGTTAACAGTCACTTTTTTAATTTGGGATGGTGACACAAAAAGATATATCGAGTCAGAGCAAGGTGCATATAGTGCCAATGTTACAGCTACATCCTCTGTTAAAACAATTGATGTAAGCGCGATACCGCTTTACTCAGGCGATACCAGTTACGAGCCATCTAGTATTTATAGAAGAATTTATATGGCCGTATCCACAGATGTAGGCATTACCTTTAGTGAACCCTTCTTTTCTCAAGATATAGAAGATAACACAACCACGGTAGCGACAATTACTACCGAGACAACAAGCACAATCACGCCACCTAGTGACACCGAAGTAGATCAGATAAGCAGCGATAATCCTTTCTTTATATCTTCTGGCAAGTATTTAGAAAGAGTTGATATGGCCAAGACTCGTAGAAGTAACCCACAGTATTCGACAAGTGCCACACCTTATTTTTACGACTACATCGGACAAGATAGGATTAGCCTTTATCCTAAGTTATCAAGCACTGCTACTGATGCTCAAAGAACATTGTCTTATTATGTTTTTAGAAGGCCCCACGAAGTTTTTTATAATGTTGATAGAGATATAGATTTGCCTATAACTTTTAAGAAAGCACTTATTGAGGGTGTTACGTGGAAGGCTTACGTATTTAGAGATAGGGACGGTCAAGAAAGTAAGGCCGCTAATTATGAGCAGTTTAAAAAGCAAGTACTAACTAAAGCAACAAGACAGCGAAATAGACCATCTTCTGTAAGGGATGTTACAGGAGATACATGGGGCTATACCGTACAGTAAAGGGAGTTAGATGCCTTTAAGAAAAAGAGCTTCTACCAAGTGGAAAAACTTTAATATGCCTATATCTTATAAGGCACAGGCGCAAGATCGCATGAAAGATGCACGTAACGTGTGTACAATTCAAGACTTATTGGAAACAAGACACGGTATTTCTAGATGGAACTCTGTAGCTTTTTCAGATGCTCCAAAGTCTATAAGTTACTTTAAAGATAATTCAAATAATAGTTACATACTAGCAAAAGACGAGACTACTCTATATAAAGCAAACGAATCGGGTGCACATACTTCTGTTAAAACAGGTCTAACGTCTACAACAAAACACAGAGGCGTTACGTTTAACAATAGACACATAGTAGCGATTGGGAGCGATGGTTTATTCTCTTACGATGGGACTATTTTTACACAACTAGGTCAAAATGTACCAGCGGCGCCAACGGTTGCGGCAAGTGGCTCTGGTAATACTTTAGCGGCCGGTACTTATCAGGTGGCGATAACATTTTACTCATCTACATACGGATATGAAACAAATCAAGGAACCGCAAGTTCTAATGTGGTTGTGGCAAGTGCCGAACAAATAGATGTTTCAAATATTCCAAGCACCGCAGATAATGGCTTTATTGATAAGGTTAGAATTTACGTTAAAAACGTAAGCACTAGTGGTGTCTTTTTATTTTGGGCCGAACTAGACTTGGGAGTGACTACAGATACTATTGATGCCGATTCAACATCTACACAAACCCCACCAAATAAAAATGCAAAGCCGATTGCTGGCGGTGGGAAATACTTGGCGGTATATGGTCAATCAATTACTTATTCTGGTAATTCGACATTTCCTAGCGATGTTTTCATCTCAGAACCATTTTTGCCAGATGCTTTTGATAGTACAGATACATCTAAGACTTTTAATGTTGCCGGCAATGGCCCATTAACTGGACACGCTGTGGGTTATTTTAATGGAGACTTTCAAAACCCATATATAGTGGCCTTTAAAAAAAGACATATCGAACTATTTACAGAGGCCAGTGGTAGTCCGCAACAAGTCGTTATTTCCAGTGAGCTTGGTTGTATCTCACATGACACAATTGAAGTTATAAATGGTGATGTTTTTTTCATGTCGGCAAAGGGTTGGCACGCGATAAGCAATGGAAAGTTAATAAAAACTAAAGATAAGAATGATTCTATAGATAATGGAGATATTAACGACATTTTCACTAGATCAGGATTTACTTTTGAATTAAATAAAAGTGATTTTTCTAATTTCTTTTCTATATATTACCCAACACTAAATCAATATCTAACATTTGTTTCGGAAGGTGCTAATAATTCTATTTATAAGGCATATAATTTTGAGTTCGAAATAGGTGGGTTTAGAACTTACGATTTTCGGGTATTTTTCATGGGCGCGACCATAGGTGAAGACTCTTCTGGTGAGGAAGTTGTTTATCTCGCTGGTGAAAATGGCTACATATATAAGCATAGTATCAAAGAAGCAAAGGGCACCGATGTTGATAGGGATGGTGCAGAGGTCGCAATAAATGCCTTTGCGCAACTTTATTGGAAGGGAGGTAACGATATGGATGCCTCTTATAACTTCGGCCCATTTCTAGTTAGGGCGCTAGCGCAAGACAACCCCATCATAGTTAAGTATTTCTTAGATTATTCACAGCAAGATCCTGTGGATCTGAGTTATGACTTCAGCGACACAGAAACAGGCTTTATTCTTGATGTCGATAGTTTAGATGTTGGGATACTAGGAGATGGGCGGACGATCGTACGTTACACTGGTGAGATACTTAAAAGCGGTCAATCATTATTAATAGGATTTTATAAATCTGACATGGGCGAAAGTATGGCCCTTATTGAAGGTCAGTTGGATATACAAAAAAACGGCAACCCGGCAGGATAAATATGAGAAATATAATTATAAATACTTTATTAGCTTTTTTTGTGTTCGCACTTGCTGGATACTTTATTGATGCCCAAGCAGCTACCTGTACGAGTATTTCGAGAACTAATAATTCAGCAAACTCGGTTTTAAAATCAACTAAGCTAAATTTAGATTTTAACACTGCCTATACCGCTATTAATAACTTTGATGGTGGTTGTGTTACTGATGGGACTTTAGAAATAAGCTCTACAGATTCGAGTTGGGATAACTTAAAAAACTATCTTCAAGCTGGGTGTAAGGTTTCATATTCTAACGCTTCGACAGTATCTATAAGCAAATGTTATGTGGCGGTTAATGGAAACTTTGTTGCTAAATCAACCGCAACAAGTGCGGCTTTTGGGTGTACTAATTGCTCATCTGAAGCCGTATCAACTAATTACTATGTTTACGCGGCAAATGGCTCAGCTGGCTCCACATTAACACCATTGATTTTAACGGATGCACCGAACGCAGATGGTTACGATGCTTCTAATAATAAGGTTCTAGCTAGGTTTTATAATAATTCAACTAGTGACTTGGACCAATATTCAATAGAGCAATGGAGTGTAAATAAATTTATACCGCAGACAATGGGTTGGACGGCTTATACGCCATCTAGCTACGCAGGACTAGGCACACCATCTTCTGTTAATTTTTTCTGGAAACGTGGGGCTGGAAATACAATTGAAATCATAGGTGGTTTAGACACGGGTACAGTCTCGGCAACAACAGCAGAAATTGCGCTACCTAATAACTACACAGTAAAATCAGGATTGGGACAGACTATGGTTGTAGGTGACCTCGGGAGAGGGTCAGGGTCAGTTTCACGCTTTATATATGTTGTGGTGGTTTCTGATGAATCTGTTATTAAATTTACAAATCAAAACACTGGAGCAGAAGTTCCAATTGTCGGAAACGCACTGGCATCGAATAGTGAAGGTCTTGCCATAAATGCAATTATTCCAGTAAATGAAATAGAGGTAGACTAATGGGATTTCTTAAGAAAGCACTAGGTGCTGTAAGCACAGGCGGACTCAGTCTTGTAGCAGATAAGATTGGTAGCGATGCCTTGTTTGGTAAAAAAGACAAGGGCACCGCTGATAGGTATATCGAGTTAGACCCATCGTTAAAAAAAGTTATCGATAAGGGAAGACCGCTACAAGAAAAATCACTTGGGCTGTATAGTAGCGAACTAGATAGGGTCAATGATATAAACTCCGATGGTATCGCAGCATTAATGCGTACGAAAGGCGAAAAAAACCTTCTAGGTCAGGGTGAGGACTCAAGGCGACGAGCTGAACAATTGGTGGCGCAAAGAGGTCTAGGAAGATCGTCAGTGGGATTAAATGCCCTTGTAAATGCAGATAAGTCGTCGAGAGAGGGTATAACTCAACTAAGAGCAAATCAACCGATGGTTGAAAATCAACTTAAGATGCAGGATGCAAATCAAAGAATGTCATCTATTCAAAATGCCACAAGTGGAATAAATAGTATTTTAGGAACACCAGGTCAGCAAAAAACATTGATACGTGGGCGTGAGGGAACAGGACAAAGATCTGGCGGTATAGCCAATATGGCCATGACACTCGGTGGGGGCGCTATTGGTGGCATGAGTGGAGGACCACAAGGGGCCGGGGCTGGAATGCAAATGGGTAGTTCACTTGGAAGCATGTTCGGAGGTATGGCGTAATGGCAAGACAGATACTATCTAACAACACTCAAGACCTTTCAACGATGAGACAAAGAGCTTTTCAAGATAACGTAAATCAGATTAGTGGCGCTTTAAATCAGTATGGTGCTTATCAAGATAAACAGAAAATGACTGAAAGACAGTTAGCACTTCAGAACGAAGCTCAAAATATGAGTGATATTAAAAACGCTGTGGAAATGACAACGATGAGCGGTCAGCAAATAACTCCGGAAGATGTTAGATCAATGCGTACAGGTGAGGTCGCACCTGGGCAGATGGGCGCTAATGAAATGGGCCCTCCAGAACCGAACGCAATTCAGTCTATGCTTGGCGGTATTGCGGATAGACAGTCGAGTGCAATGGTACAAGCTGCGGAAGATAGGGATTTAAACAGGCGTAAGACAGAGGCACAGTTAGCAAATCTTGGTAAAAAACGTGGTGATAACATGTCTTGGACAGATAAGAAAGAATATGAAGCTAATCAGAGAAGGCAAGAGAAAGAAGCAAAAACGGTACAAGATAAAGAAGAAAGATTGGTGCCTGGTCTTGGTTATGCATTAAATAACTCTGATGCTAAGCAGATGAAAGACGCTAAACAGATGAAAAATAAGTTTGATAGACAGATTGGTGAAATGATTTCCCTTCGTGAAAAATACGGTGCGGAAGTTGCCAATCGCGAAGCCGTAGGAAGGGGAAAACAGTTATCTAAAGATCTTCTTTTGACCTATAAGAATCTTGCAAAGCTAGGGGTTTTGTCCAAGTCTGACGAGGATATCGTAAACGCAATTATTCCTAGTGATCCATTACAGTTAGATGCTTCTAATTTAATAGGCCAAGATCCAACACTTCATGTGTTAAAAAAGTTTAAGGGAGATCTAGACTCTGACTATGCCGAGACATTACGAAACAGACTAGAAGGCGGTCAACAAATGGCCGATAGTATGGGACTAGAAAACGGTGGTATGCAAAATCAAGGCAGTAACCTTGATTTCTTAGCCGTGCCAAGTGCTAACGCTGCTCCGATGGTAGAACATCCAGAAGCAAACCAGGCATTGAGCTGGGCAAGAAGTAACCCTAACGATCCAAGGTCACAAGCAATTTTACAAGGCATGGGGGTTAGGTAATGGCATTTGATCCTGATAAGTTCATAGCAGAGACAGCACAAGCCGCTCAGCAATCTCCGCAACAAACTACACAAGGGTTTGATCCTGATAAGTTTTTAATGGAAACCGTTCAAGCTTCTCAGCAAGAAGCTGCTCAGAACAGTACAGGTCAACAAATTCAAGCAGGCGTAGAGGCTCTCGGACAAGGTGCATCTTTTGGTTATTTGCCACAGATTCAAGCAGGCGTAGAAATGTTAATGGATACGTTAACGCCAGAATCTGATGTAGATAAAGAGTTAAGAAAGCAGGGCTTTAACATACAAGAAAAAGATCCTAGCTATACTGAATTAAGGGATGCCAACATACTGAGACATCAATCTCAAAAGGAACGCTTCCCTGGCACTACAGGCACCGCAGAAGTGCTTGGTGGTATTGCCACAGGAATTGCAACAAGTGGGCTAGGGTCACAAATGAAAGGAGCTCAATTTTTAGGCAAATCGGGTAAGCTTGCTCTGGCCGCAAAAACTGGTGCTCAATATGGAGCAATACAAAACCCAGGAGACACGAAAGGTGAAATTGGGGGCGTGCAAGTAATTGATAGGCTAGAAAATGCCCTAACTGGCGCTTTAACTGGTGCCGCCTTTGCTGGTGGTGCTGAAGCTATAGGAAAGGCTGCAAAAGGTGTTAGAAAGCTTCCGTCATTATTAAGATCTGGTGCTGGTGAAGAGGCCATATCAGCGGCCGGTGGTGAGCGTGGATCTCTTAAAAAAGTTTTCAGGGCCAATAGAATAAATCTAAAGAAAGCCGGACAGGACTTATTAAAAAAGCAAGATGCTCTAGGCGGTAAAGCTGTAATAGAAATGGGCGATGACATTGACAAGATAGCAGGAAAAATATCCAAAATGGAAGCCTCTATCGGTCAAAAAATCAGTGGTATAACAGATAGTGCCGATGAAGTACTGACAAAAATTAAAATGCAAAACCTTTCACCACAACATCAAAGGGCCTTAAGAAAGTCTACTATAAACATGAAAGACTTTGCCGAAGTCATGAAAAGAGAGCTTAAAAAAGATTTAAAAGGTGTTGATAAAAGAACATCATTTAATAGGCTATCGAAAGCTTTGGACGAGTTGGCGACTGAAGGTGACGATATATCACTTAGTAAATTAAGAGAGCTTAGAAAAAGTGTAGACGATAAGATTTCATGGAATAAATCAAATAGTGAGTTAGCACCAATTGAGCGTGGATTTAAAATGATTCGCGATAAAATGCAAGACTTAACAAAGCAAAAAATACGTGTGGCCGATGAGATTAGTGGCACCAATATGCTGCCAGACTTTAGGGGTGCTAATAGAGATTATGGACAATATAAAACTCTTTCAGAATTTGCACAAAATAAACTAGCAGCATCGAAAGGCAATAGGTTTTTATCAATGGGCGAAATGGGACTTGGTGGTGCTGGCTCAGTAATGGGTGGCCCTGTAGGTTTTATTGCTGGTGTGGCCGGATCAAGAGCTGTTAAGAAGTGGGGCGGTGCCGCTGGAGCAAGGGCACTAAAAAGAACATCCGAAATACTGAAAAAAGATCCTGCTAGGCTTGGGAAATATCTGGGCATGATTAACAAGGCTTATATGGAAGAACCTGATTCCGTTATTAGGCTAATTATTGAACTACAACAAGGAAACCCTGAGTATAGGGAATTAACCAAAGGAAGATAAAATGGCAAAAGTAAAAGAAGAAATGGAAGTACCAAAAGAGATTAACGAAGTAGGGATTGCTATTAAGAAAGTAATTGAGGTAGCAGCAAAGGCGCTTGAGGATGGTTTTCAAGCAGGGCAAGATATTCCTACAGTTATGCTGGGCTCGTTTCAAGAGTTGAACGCTGCACTTGCTGGCATTGATCAAATGGACGATGAGTTTAAAGAGGATGCTGTGGGTTCTGTTATGGGAGCTCTTATTCCTATTTCTGAAGGATTAAAGATTTTACTTGAGAGAAAGAAAAAAGGAACAGTACCAGCGGCTAATTTAGTTGGGAATAAAAAGGCTAAATAACATCTAAAACATTTAGATAATATCGAATCAAGGTAACCGCATGAAAGAAAATGTCCACAATATAATTTTAGGAGTTGTTGGAACCCTTGCTTTGATTATATTTAACGATATGCGAACTAATCTAGGTAGTCTCGCTAAAAATGTTCAAGAGTTAAATGGAAAAATAGTGAAAGTAATATCTGATCAAGGTTGGCATAAAAAGCAGCTTGATAGGCATGATGCGAGAATTACAAAACTAGAAAACTATTAAGGGAGTCAGTATGACAAAGAAAAAACCATGGCTATCTAAAACACTTATTATTAACTTTATTATGGCACTAATTGCTATTACTGGATTAACTGAAAAGGTCAGCATCACAAACGACCAATTAGTCATGGCCCTTACCGGTGTGAATATTATTTTACGTTTAGTTACTAAAGATAAAATAGGTTTAGAAGCTTGATGGCAACAATTATGACCTTCTTACGAGCACTGCCTGAAATGGTCAGTGCCGTTAGGGAGTTGAATAATTCAATTATAAGTCTTAGAAATAGTAAGATTGATTCTGATAATGCTTTATATAAAAAAGAATTAAATCTATTAATTGCTAGACTAGAAAATAGTAAAGGAGATGTTGATGAAGTATCAGATATTGTGCGTCGTCTTAACTCTTTGTAGTTGTGAATCTTTGCCACCGCCAAAAACAGAGCTATGTGGTGGTACGAGTATCGGTAATCTAGCTTGTAATGACCAAAGAAGAGATAATCAAGACTATACCAGAGAGCTTAGAAAAGGCGATCTCTGTACAAACTCAAAAGATTTTGAACGCATGAGAGGTTATTGCTCAGACCTTAGGGTAGAACTCTTAAAGTGTAGAAATAATAAATCAACTAAATAGCTCTATCAATAATGTCAGAGATCAGGTCAC